TGATGACTTATCAACCCTTACGCATACATGCCCGACATTTGCGAATAAAGCGGAATACCGAGAGTGGTGCGCTAAGGATTCAACAGACCACTGCTTCTATTCAATGGCCGAAGGGGACTCCCCAAACGCTAGGATTAGCACAGAGAATCCTGTTAACAAGATCCACGGCTTTGTCGCGGACTTTGATGACGTTCCTGTTGATTGGGATACTATTGATCAAGTGCTTAAGACTCGATGCGATGGATCACCGATGCCAACATGGAGATCCAAAACCTATTCCGGTTTCGTTCGCCTTGTATGGGAGTTCGACTCACCACTTCCCATTGCGCCAGACATTGCACCAGCATTCCTAAAGCGATTGTGTGATGCCTTGAAAGCCTCGATGCTCTTAGGTGGGTTTGATAAGACAAGCCTCAAGCCGTCTCAGTACTTCGAGATCGGGACTAATTGGACTAAGATCGGAGACCAGATTCCGATTAACTTTGCCCGAACAATCCTACTTAAAGCCGCAAACGACACGCCGATCAGGACATCGGATACGAATGTTCCGCTTGATGATATCGCTGCTGAAGTCTTACGTAAGTTCCCAAATAGGTGGAAGGGTGATTTCGTAGTCGGCGCAAGGGGCCCGCTGTTCTGGATTGACGACGGCATTGACCGTGATGGATGTCAGGTTCGGGAAGACGGCATGATCTGCTATTCTGACCGCGCAGGAAAGGGGTTTGCATCGTGGCGTGAGATCTTGGGCAAGAAGTTCCTAGACCAGTTTGAGGAGAAGAAGCTCTCCCACCTTATTAACCAATACTGGTTTAATGGTAAGAGCTATTACAAACTCCTTGACGGTGGTCCGGTAGCTATCCCAAAAGACCAGCTTATTCTGGAACTACGAAAGGCTGGTTTCTGTCCTAAGATGAAGAAGAACCAGACGATTACTGAGATTGAGCAGGCTATTCTCTCTATCTCAAATGATTGTCGTGTTGAGGAGGTTGCACCCGTTGTGTTCTCAAAAGACCGTGTGGTCTGCTTCAATGGTCGCAAGATTCTTAATAGCTGTAGAGCTGTTCCGGTTCAACCTGCGGACAATGGAGATCCGGTCAACTGGCCGTGGATTCACCAATTCGTGATCCCTTTCTTCGCGGATGACGATAACGGAAACTCGACGCTACCTTACTTCCTTGCGTGGTATCAGCGACTCTATCTGGCTATCCTTAACCATAGGCTCGATCAAGGACAACTGTTTATCCTATTGGGCCCAACAGGACACGGCAAGACGCTGCTGACCAACAAGATCATCGGTGCATCAGTCGGTGGGTTTAGTGATGCTTCAGATTACTTGTCGGGCAGAACAAACTTCAACCGCGATCTTTGCGGCTCTGCTGCTTGGGTTATCGATGACCAAACCGCAGCAGCAACCTATGCAGATCAGCGTAAGTTCGTGGAGCTTACGAAGCGTTGTGTAGCTAACCCTAGGCTTGAGTATCACGCTAAGTATGCTGATGCCATCCCACTGCCGTGGTCCGGTCGCGTCATGATGTCCCTTAACCTCGACGCAAACTCCCTCGCTGCACTACCGTCGTTGGACAGTAGCAACCGAGACAAGATCATTGCGTTGCGTATTAGTAGCGGGCATAAGGTTAAGTTTGGGTCAAACGACTTTGTCGAAAGCACAATCGCTACAGAACTCCCCTACTTTCTTAAGTGGCTTATTGATTGGAGAGCCCCGCTTGAAGTTAAGGATTCAAGTCGCTTCGGTGTCAAAACCTATATCGACTCGTTTATCGAGGCAGCAGCCTATGATAATAGCTCACGCTCAGCGATTGCTGAAATGGTGGAGTTCTTTGCTAAGAAGGTCCGCGAACATATTGACAGACCAAAATGGCGGGGCACTCTTACTGAGTTCACCGTCGTCCTGCACGAATCGAATGGCGGTCGCAGCGTGGGCAACAGCAACAACCTTGAGTTTGTGCGTAGGGGCATGACGGTCCTTGAGGAAGTCAGCAAGCACAACAAAGGTATCCGACCCGTCCGAAGCAGAGGTGACGGTGGGGGTAAAGTATGGGAGATCGATCTGTCTAAGGACTTCGATATCGACAAGGGCGACGACTTCTAAATCGCAATACGCTTCTTCGTCAACTTAAGCGTTGGCGGATATAGCTCCGAGATCGGCAACGTGAACTCATCAGCAAAGGAAAGTTTTCCATCGCTGGGGTCCACGTTGCCTTTTGGTAGGAACACTGCACGCTCAATAAACTCACGGGCGGGCATCCAGCCAACAACAGTAGCCAAAGTCATTTGTTGGTTACACCTAACGAAATAGTAGACATTACATTTGCTACACAGCTTTTCCTTATTAGCCTCACTACCGTACACACGGGCAACATAATGCGGTTTAGGGGCGGCTGCGGCCTTTGTGGTCTTAACATCAATAGTTATTTTGTTGGGTAGCACAATATCGTAAGCCGGAGTAACGGCACCGACACGCTCCCCACCAATGATCTCTTGCACAAGGATTTCACCCATCATGCCGATCTCATTACCCGACCCTCTTGTAATTGATTTATACAAGACCCCCATTTGTTTAGCCTCAAGACGCGCCTGTTTACGGTTCGCGTCCGAGGGTTTGATGACTTTCATTAGTAAAGTTGATGCAGGCGACTTTGTGATCCAGTTCCGTAAGGATCGATATTAAGTCGCGGGATGGCTGCTCCCCTACTGGAATTGGCTTCTTCTTCCATCAAGAGCATACACTGACTCCAGTGATATTGAGCCCGTTCGATGTCAGCATTGTCTTCCATCAGCCTGCCCAAAAGACCTTGTTTAATTGCGCCGATGTTACCTACGTGCACAATTTCATTGCCATTGCACAAAGGCTGGAACGCTCTTTTGCAGAGCACATGCACGACGGTCTGACCATCTGTGGCCCCATTGATCCTGAATCGACGATAGCGAGTAACCCCACTGTCTGGCCCGACTGTTGCAATAGTCGTATTGCTATCTAAAGCTGTCGTGCGAATATCAAAAGAGCCAATCAGGCTGTCATACCGAACACTCACAATGCTTGTAACGGGCGTATCAAAATTGATACGGTAAGGGCTTGTAAGTAAAACTCCGGTATAAAACTGATCGCCGTCGCTGCCAACTATTTCAATTACGCTGCCGTCGTCCGGTGAAAAAGTATGTGGGGTAATGGAACCGGATGCAGATACGATGTACAGGTCTTCTACAGGTGCTGCGAAAAGTTGTTTGGTTGGGCTGTAGCCCGCATCAATCAAACCCCATTGGGTAGTGGCGTTATTGGACAAGTTGCCAATACCTACAGATTTGAAGTCGTGCCACAAAGACCGAACGGGAACGGGAAACCCATCAACCATTGTGTGCAATACGGAATCGGCATCGTCTGGAAGAGTGACGCAGCCATTAATCACAGGCAGGCTGTATTGAACAGTAAGGTCGCGGTAGATTCCCATATTATAAATACGAGAAAGTACTTGATTCAGACTGGACTTAAAGTCGCCGTCAGGCTCAACGTATGTGTTGAGCATTGGCGCAAGTTGGCTGAGGGTATAGGCGGGCATTACTTATTTCTTTGCAACTTTAACCGCTCCAGTATGAAGCTCCTTCTTTAATTTGCCTTGTTCCTTATCGGAAAGGGGCGAAACTTTAGAGAGCAAATAGGCAACTTGCCTTTTAGATTTGACATTTGCAGCGGGCATAATTGGATACTAGTGATTTAAAAGAATAGTGTCAAGTGTAAAGGACTCAGGCCCCGGGGCCCCCGTTGACAGGAAGTCCGGTGGTGGCATCCCATGCAGGATCGCCAGCCGTGGTTGCGTAAGGCCACCACTTGGTAGCTTTAACGCGGAATGGAGTAATTACTTCTGTGTTTCCAGCGATAAACTCATCTACAAACCCCGGAATGGATATGACATCATTGTTGGAAAGCTCAATTTCAAAAACCCCTTCACGTCGGGTAGACTCCTCCCACCCAACAGAACTTATAGTCGTCCCCCCCAAATAAAGATCCGAGCTAGTAAGATTAAAAAAAGCCGAAAGCCATAAGCTACTCTCAGGACTAAAGGGACTGCCCCCTCCGACCCACGCGACCACCCTACCCAAATGGTAATCTAAACTTCCGCCACCATAAAATGGAGCGGATTCGGGCGCTGAGGGGAGTGGGGGAGCATAAGTGTAAACTCCGTATCTAGTAGGATAATCACTACTAGAAAAAAAGAAATCGTTATAGCTAACACGGTGGGAAATGCCCGAAGATCGAGAATTAGTCATATACCAAATAGCCCGTTCATCGTTTAAAACGTCATAAAAAGGACCCTGACCATCCTCAGTTAAGTAGGGCTCCCCGAACATATTTTCAGGGGCCCATGCAAATATTGAAGGGTCTGCCGCGTAACCGTGTGAGCAATTGTAAGCAAGGGGTTCGTCCTCGGGAAATATTGACGTTACGTTTTTAATAGGCGGACCGTCCCCCGGAATAAATATAAGCTCACCGTTTGTAAATTGGGCGTTGAATGTAATCCTTCCAGAGGTTATAGCCGAATCTTTTACTCGGTAAATTATTTCATAGAGTTGGCTTAACGTAACTGGGATAGGGCAGGATGTTCCGTAACCGCACTTAAGGCTACCGTCTTCGGGGTCGGTACCTCCGGTTAGCCAACCCTTTTTGAAGCTTAAACGTGGCTGAACTGGGATCGGACTTACAACACCTAAGTCACTCTTTGCAACAGCGTTCCCGCTACCTCGGAATGTAGTTCGTTGGCTCATAATTTAGACTACGCTTGGGTGGGTAGGTGCGGCCTCAAAACCGAGAACTAGAACCCCGTTAAGGAATCCATGCGCAGCTCTTACGGAAGTGAATTGTGCTTGCCACACCGTGGCTGTCGTCTCATCCATGGTGATCTTTGCAAGGACCAAACGAATCGCCTCCTGTTGCACCGGACTGGTAGTTGTGAGCCGGACTTCGTCGGTGTTCTCCAGAGCCTGCACGCTGAGAGACCACGTCGTATCATCAATAGTCAGGTCGGGTTTGACGGTAGCTTCGATGACGACATACCCAGCGGAGGCGTCGTATGCGTTGGTAAAAAAGTCAGCAGGTAGCGCGAAAGCATTTCCGTTTGTGCCGTTTTGGATGCTGCCTTTAGCTACTGTAAATTTAGGATCACCTTCCTCGTCGAGGAACGCGGTGACTTTGAAGGGGAGGCCGACATTTCCCGCTTGTGTCGGAAGATCACAGTCAACAGGCGAAGTAACAAGCGCATCGGGAGTGCCAGTTGTGGTGAACTTCTTTGTAGACGTTGAGATGAGAGACGGTTGGTCCGAGTAAAAATCTGAGTCTCGGGTTCTTCGCATCGACATAAGAGTGTCCCGTATAAAGGAATCCATGTTTACACTATCAGACATAATAAAAATTAAGAGGAAAATTGACTTGCGTTAATAATTGTTGCAGAACATTTTACCCACCCCCACTTAAAAGGTTCGGCTGAAGAACTAACTAAGTAGTTCCCTGCTCTGGGTATGTCTGGTGGGGACGTAGCGGGAAAGGATAGCGGAAACACAGAGACATTCGCGGCAGCAGAATAAGACTCGATCACGGGGTCCACATCCTTAAACTCGTCCCCATCAAGTCGTGCTCTAGACGTCGCGGTTGCTCTTATGTTTGTAAATGAGCTGCCGCCTTCGACAGCAATAGCTGCGTGAATTGTTGGGGCCAAATTGATTACATCAATAGAGCGGTTAACTGTATGTGATCCCCCTTCGGATTCTGACTGAGCAATGATTTTCCCGTTTTCGTCTTTTGATATTGCTGCCTCTACTCTCGCGTTTGAGACGGCTGATACTTGCGCACCGTTTGCGATGATAGTGTGGGACTTCGGTTTGAAAGTAGGCCAACGCTCAACACTACTATTGGTCAGGGTTGCTATTCTTGATATTAGGGCGGCTTCACTTACGGGTTGTACCGCCGAACTTAAATAGAAAAAATGCACTGTGGCTGGTATATCATTTCCAAAAACAACCTCAGTTTCAGTACTAACTATAGGTTGGGCTGAGTATTCCGCTTTACCATCCATTCCAGATGAAGCATTAATCTTATATACGCGAGAATTATCAGGATTGTCCGCACGACCGACCGAATCCCCCTTGCCTACGCTTTCGTCAACAACCCACAACACATTAATGGATCTAAGGACTGCGGGCAGTTTTAAATCAATCCTTGTTGGAACCGAGATATGATACTCCTCAAGAGCGTCTAATGGGGCCTCTTCAACGATCTTCAAGGATCGGTCCTCATTTATCGGTCTGTATGAGGTATTGGGCGCAAGGAAGTCTGTGGCTGATGGCGGCGTAACCATTTGCTGCGTGTTTACTACCTGTGCGTTCAACACAGAGTCAAATTCAGAGCCCTTAAGCACAGGCCACGACTTGACCGAGACTGTTTCTTTGATAAAGCTGCCGTCCCCCAGTGGGGAGACAGCGGACTGAACTACATGAACGCCAGTATCAATGTCGATTTGGTTTTTAGCATACGTTTCAACTACGTCTGCTGTGGGCCCACCTTCTACATACGCACGCTCTCCGGTAAGAACACTAGCCTCAGCCAAATCACGTTTAGTGACTTGTTCCCTATAGACAAACTCATTAGATTGTTCGACAGACCTCTGAATCTCCCCTGTTTCCAAAGTTGGTTTAGAAACTAAACCGATTATGTTTGTGGACTCCGTCGCGACTGGTAATGCAACCCTAAATTTCTCTGGGGTAGCGTCCGGTCTCTGGATGTTAAAAGCCTTCGCCTCAAACAATTCAGGAACTTGAACTTTACGAACAACATATGTGCCATCACCCAAAGCCTGACTTTCAATATCTACAGTAGCGGAAGGCTTTTCCGTAGCATCTCCGATCTGAAGCGTTTCGGTAACGGTAGCGATCTGCTTATTGTTTGAAGTTGCTCTTTGAGTAAGCGCAACTGGTAGATTAGTAGCGTCTCGTTTTGTTTTCTTGACGCGTTTTACAAACTGATTCTCTTGCTGCTCTACTGCGTCGAGATCGCTAACGCCGAGAGTTGGCCCTATCGCTATGCCTTCAATTCTCTCTTCGGTTGTAGTTGTGGGGACGACAGCACGAAACTTTTCTGGCACGACATCTGGCCTTTCGGCTGCAAACGTTTTGGCTGCAAACAATTCAGGAACTCGAACTTTACGAACAACATATGTGCCATCACCCAAAGCCTGACTTTCAATATCTACAGTAGCGGAAGGATTTTCCGTAGCATCTCCGAGCTGAAGCGTTTCGGTAACGGTAGCGATCTGCTTATTGTTTGAAGTTGCTCTTTGAGTAAGCGCAACTGGTAGATTAGTAGCGTCTCGTTTTGTTTTCTTGACGCGTTTTACAAACTGATTCTCTTGCTGCTCTACTGCGTCGAGATCGCTAACGCCGAGAGTTGGCCCTATCGCTATGCCTTCAATTCTCTCTTCGGTTGTAGTTGTGGGGAGGGCAACACGAAACTTTTCTGGCACGACATCTGGCCTTTCAGCTGCAAATGTTTTGGCTGCAAACAATTCGGGTACAGTAATAACACGCCGAATGCTCTGACCGTTACCCAATGGTTCCACAGACCCATCTACCGTGAGGGCGGTAGCCGTAATCGTCGTGCCCTCCGGCACAATGGTCTCAACTACATCAGCAATCTGAAGAACATTAGTAACTTGCTTTCCGTTTAAGGAATATCCAGTTTGCTGGTCTGCGCGAGACGTAGCCCTCACAAGTTTAATGTCTGGATTTATTTGATCCTGTGTAATAGAGAGCTGAGACCCAGTTAATGTTGGCTGTTCTACAAGCCCCGCTACAAGCTGCTCCGTGGATGTCTGCGGTATAAGAGCCCTAAATTTCTCAGGGATAACTTCGCTTTTCTGAGTCCCATAGGATAATTTATATTCGAGAAAAGCCGTCTCGATATATGTGTGGATCTCGGCAACAAATAGCGCATTTAATTCCTGCTCAGGTATCGGTTGCTGTTGCCTGTCGAAAAATACGTATTCGACCCCCTCAAACTTACCCTCTGGGATATCGGGCATGGCCACTCCAAATGGAATGTCCAAAGGTTGAAAGCCTTCACGCAACGTCACGTATGAGCGTTGGACGACTCGAAACTCGCGACCACCTGTGTTACCAATGACGTTACGATAACCGGAAGAGAAGTTGTAGAGATCCTGATTCTGACGCTCCGCTGCATAGAAGAACTCAAAAACCTCGTTACGCTCGATATCTACGGGCTTAATGAAAACTAACTTATGGTGAGGCCACTTATTAGCGTTAGGGTGCGGGGTTCCGTATTCAGGAAACTCACTGCGGGTGCAGTCCCGAACTTCACTGAACAAAACATCCGTAACAAGCGGGGTCGGAAATATTTTCCGGTCCTGCCTATACGGAGCTTGGGGTAGGGCTGAGATTGGCATATTCTTAGATGAATGCTATATAGGAGAAAAGTTTAGTATCCAAAGCCGTTCCTGCATCGGCATAGGGTATAAAACCATTTGTACTACAAACTGCGCCGAATGTGCGGGGCAGTATGGTTGAACTGTTACGTTGTTGGATAATTACATTAGACGCTGAAGTCATTCCTGACACGGTAATAGTTGGTCCAACAGTTACGTTTCCAACCCACGTGAATTGACCAGCGACGCGACCATCAGAAAATAATTGCGGTTGGACGTAGATGCTTCCATTGTCTGTATCAGATAATACAGCAATAGCAACCCGAACGGATGTTGCGGGGTGTGTTGGTTCTGTGGTGATTAAGGCCCCGCCAGTGCCTAAGTATAGTGGCGTACCAGCAGAATACCCTGACGTATCTAAAGCGCGTACAAGACCTTGAGTGGTTACATATCCATAACCATTTATAGGTATTTCTTGAGTACAAATACCCAAAGTTTTTTTAGCCGTAATGTCCGCATTAGTTGCAAGCTTTACGGCGGGCAAAGCCCCGCCAGTAACTACGGTTGAGCCAAAAATATATACCACACTTCCGTTCGGGATGATTGCGCCTTGTGCGTTATGCACATAAATGTTGGACTCCTGCCCCACTTGTAGTGTGACATCCCCATCAAGTTTCAGATCCAAAGTCTTGTCTACGCTGTTCCACCGAAGTTTTCCAGTTGCTAATGCGCCCGTTCCCGATGCTGGAGTCGTATCAAAAGTAAAAGTATCTACTTCAGCGGGTAATCCGGTAGTAGTTCCAGTGCCACCATTTGCAAGGGGCAAGATACCAGTTACACCAGTCGTTAAAGGTAAACCAGTGCAGCTTGTGAGCGTGCCAGAAGTAGGCGTACCTAAGATGGGCGTGACTAAAGTCGGAGAAGTAGCCAAGACATTAGCACCACTTCCAGTCGAAGTCGTTACACCAGTACCACCGTTAGCAACAGGCAAAGTGCCTGTAACATCCGTCGTAAGAACGACTGCCCCATATGAGGGGGCAGTAACGATTCCGGTTGAACGAAGTACAGTATTAGCCGCCCCACTGGCAAGTTTCGATAGGGTCGTAGAGCCGCTCGCATACAGAATATCTCCGATGGTATACGAAGTCTGTCCGGTACCGCCAGTAGCGGCTGCTACGGAATTTTGGGTAGCGAGAGCGCCCAAACCCAAAGCTGCTCTAGCGGTGGAGGCATCTGCCTGCCTCAGGAATCCCGTACCGGATTCTAGCATAAAGGGGGAGGAGCCGATTTCTGCGGCGTCTCCGGAACCCGTAGTGGGTTTCCCCAGAATCGTGTAACCAGATACGTTTTGCATCTTGGCAAAGGTGACTGCATCGGAGGCAATAGCGTTAGCTCCTTGAGTACCAGTTACGTCGCCCACAAGTGCTCCGGTAAAACTGGCGGAACTTCCAGTCACGTCACCAGTCACGTTACCAGTCACGTTACCAGTCACGTTACCAGTCACGTTACCAGTCACGTTACCAGTGAGCGGACCGCTGAACGTGCCCGTGGTCGTCCCGCCGAGCGTCAATCCCGAGGCGAGCTGGGAGCTCCCCACCGCGCCATTGGCAATTGTCGAATCCGTGAAGGCGATTGTCTTGCGGGTGGGGCTGCCCGCGTTATTAGTGAGGAAGAGATTCGTGCCATTAAACTCCACTGAACCAAAAACGGGCACTGTCAGATTAACTCCAGTGGCCAACTTCAGTGGTGCTGCCGATGCCGTTCCCGTTGGCAGTAGCACCGTTCCCGTAAATGTCGGGCTGGCGATGTTTGCTTTCAGATTGAGTGCCGTTTGCTGCGCTGTTGAGACTGGCTTGTTCGCATCGCTTGTGTTGGTCACGTTGTCTAAGCCTACCATCGACG